ATCTTTACGGCCATAGGCCAAAACTATAAGGTATACAAGGCATCAGCAATCAGCGAGGCTGAGAAGGTGACAATGGGTAAAATACTTATGCTAAACCAATCCCTGCTCACTACTCCATCTGCTCAGTATCCTGCGTACACATTGTCTAATAGCAATGTTCTTACTGTGTATCCAGTTAGCGTATCAGGGTATGGCGCTGTGCAGGCGGTTTACTTTGCATACCCAAGACCACCGAAATGGACGTACATCTCACTTGCCAGTGGTGAGCCTGTATTTGACCAATCACAGCCTGACTATCAGGACTTTGACCTGCCACTTGAGGATGAGTACAAGCTTGCAATGAAAATATTACAGTACTGTGGCATTAGCATTCGCGAGACTGAGGTAGCTCAATTCGCTATGTCTCAGGAGCAACAACAATCAGCAAATTCATAACAAATGGCATATATATCAAATTTTCAGTATTACACCAATAATGGCAACAATCCAACGGATGCCAATTGGGGTTCGTACCAATATGTTAGCCTGTTCGACATCGTCAATAACTTTCAGTTGATGTATACCGGCAACCACTCATTGGTCAATAACGAGGAGCGATATAAGACATTGTTCCACGCAAAGAGAGCTATACAGGAGTTGAACTATGACGCATTCAAGGAGATTAAAGTCCTTGAGCTTAGCGTCTGCGACCAGCTACGCTATGTGCTTCCGCATGACTTTGTCAACTGGGTGCGCATCTCGCTTTATGTGAATGGACATCTGTTGCCTCTTTCTGAGAATATACAAACACTATCATCAAAGGCCTATTTGCAGGACAATGATTGCAATATTTTGTTTGACCAAAATGGTAACATCTTGGAGCCACAGTACTCAAACATTGACTACGATCGAATCAAAGGAACCAAGAAAAGTATTTACCTTAATCATGGCCATCAGTTTCACGGACATGAGGGATATTGCTGTGACGGCAATTGGTATTTTGAGCATAGCATAGGTGCTAGATTTGGTCTCAATACAGAGACAGCTAATCGCAACCCTACGTTTAACATTGACAAGAAAGCAGGTGTAATAAACTTTGACAGCGCAATCTTGGGTTATAACCACTACAATAATAATAACGATCCAAACCACCATCACAATCTATCTTCTACGGTTATCCTTGAGTATGTGTCTGATGGTATGGAGAATGGTGACAACTCAGCTATATCGGTAAACAAATTGTTTGAACAGTATGTGTACGCCTATATCAGATATGAGATATTAAATGCTAAGCTTGGTGTACAGGAGTACATTATAGCGAGAGCTAGAAAGGAGAAGCAGGCGCTTTTAAGAAATGCAAAAATAAGAATCAGCAACATTCATCCAGGGAGGCTCTTAATGAATTTGAGAGGAATGGATAAGATAATCAAATAACAATGGCGAATTTTACAAGGAACTTTATTGCCGGTAAAATGAATAAGACATTCGATGAGCGAGTAGTCCCTGATGGGGAGTACATTGACGCTATGAATGTCAGGATGGGATCGACAGAGAAGTCAGAGGCAGGAGTTATTGAGAATACAAATGGTAACTTGCCATTGACTGTTTTATCTTATGCTGGAAATCAATTGAGTACTGATGCTAGATGTATCGGTGCTATCAATGACAGCGCTCGCGAGACCTTGTATTGGTTTGTTCATGACTCAAATTTTACTAAGTCAAATACTAACAAGATTGACCTAGTGGTCTCGTTTAATATGGTGTCTCAGGCGTTGACATACCATATTGTTAGCATGGATGACGGAGGAGGGATAAATACTACATTGAATTTCAACCCTGACTATTTGATTACAGGGGTAGATATTGTTGAGGATTTATTATTTTGGACTGATGACTATAATCAGCCTAGGTTCATCAATATCAATAGGGGCTACGCTAATCCTGATGGGGCAAATATTGACTATAACGGACAGCCTGACCTGCTCAAAGAAACAATCCTTGTTATTAAGAAACCACCTACCGAAGCGCCAACGATAAGTTTAGTAGAGTTAGATGACCAATCTAATTTTTTAGAGGAAAGATTTATATGTTTTGCTTATAGATATAGATATGATGATGGGCAGTATAGCGCTACTTCACAGTGGACAGAGCTAGCATTTTTCCCGAATGACTTTCAGTTTAGTCCTGATAGTTATTTGAATGAGGGGATGATAAATAGATACAATGGAGTTAATGTGTTTTTCAATACAGGAGGCCCATTAGTAGTTGGTATTGACTTATTGTTTAAAGAAGCAACATCCAATGTTATAAAGGTTATTGAGAAGTACAACAAGCAAGATGTGGGATGGGGAGATAATACTGTTCAATCATACTTATTTAGCAATAGCAAAATCTATACGATCTTGCCGGAATCAGAACTGCTTAGGTTATATGACAATGTGCCAAGACTTGCTAAAGCTCAGACAATTATGGGCAATAGGATAATGTATGGTAACTATGTTGACGGATATGATTTAGTTGATGCTAATGGGTATCCAACTAAACTTGAATATTCTACGCAATTAGTTACAGAGGAAATAGTTCCAGAGCTTATACCGACTGCTACATATAGTAGTGGTAATTATACAATAAATGGTCCAGTCACTATAAATGACTGTGTTTTAAATATAGATTTATCTGGAGTTCCGTTAAAACAAGGTAACACACTAATAATAGATGCAACCTTAGAGGGTGTTTATTCTACAAATATTCCTCCTGTAACGCCAGCGTATGGATTTGTTGACATTTCATTTTCATTTGTATTGCCAACCGATTATACATCTGTATATCAAATGGCATCAAGTACAGAGTTTCAAGATGCAATAGGGACCGTTTTAAATATTAAGCCTATATATAATCCTATTCCAGGAGGTGACACGTCTTGCGATGGATATACAATGACAGATGCAGTAAACTGCGTTTTAAACTATACATTTGGAGTATTATATAAGTATGAAGGAGGTATAAATGGCCCACTAGAGCCAATTGCTATAACTGCATCTCCATCAAGTAATATTATAAGTCTTCAATTTGTCGCAATAAGATATACACAATTATTTACAAATCCAAGTTTTAATAATACCTATATATATTACAGAATAGCTAATTCGGTAATATCTGTTCAGTCAGTAAATTCTAATGTTAAAAAAAGTTTACACAGCAATAGAGATTATGAGATTGGTATTGTTTATATGGATGAGTTTTTAAGAGCTACTCCTGCAAATGTTAGCTTATTAAATAATGAACACGTTGCGTGTAGAAATGCACAGTACGCAAACTCAATTACCGTAACTATACCACCTTCTCAAATTGCACCTTATTGGGCTAAATGGTATAAGTTTGTATGTAAGGCAGACCAACATAGATATGAGACTATCTACTCAAATATATTCTTTTTAGACCCTAATACACAAGAAACATATTTCTTATTGCAAGGGGAAAATGCTAGAAAAGTAGAAGAAGGAGATAGGTTTATTGTAAAAGCTGACTCAGAGGGGCCAATGCAAAGTTGTGTATATGCAACTGTATTAGAGAAAGAATCGAAGGCAAGTGGATTCATACCGCTAATAACTCCTGTCCCTCCTGCTGGAGTTTATATGAAAATAAAATCAGATACTTTTTCTGTAAATAGAGATCCTCTATCATATATTTCTTTTGGCACTCGTTCTGCTGATACTTTTGGAGGTAACATTTGTCCGATGTTGGGATATCCTATGAATATTCCTAATCCTGCAATACCAGGCCAATATATAGATTATGACGTTCCTGCTGGTTCTATCATAGTATTTGACATTCAATTTATAAGAGATGGATATGGCGACAATCCATGCGAAACAAGAAGGTATTTATTTAGAAAGCAATATGTAGCAGCCAATAGTTATGCAAATATGTATGATTGGTTTATAAATGACAATATTGCTGCTACATTAAATGATGGTATTGCTACTGTCGGAACAATAACGGGGTCAGGGGGCCCTGGTCTTATAGACAATCAATTTATCGCTGGTATTTCATCCTCTCCTTTAAGTGCTTGTAGTCTTGGCACAAATTTTTGGATGTTTTATAGAGTTCCTTCTACTCAGGGTCTTTATTTGCAAATGTCAGGAACAAGATCTTGTACTGGAGCAGAAACAAAAAAGAGAAAATCAAAAATAATTGCCAATATACAAGTTTTTAGAGCTGTTGAAAATATTATCTTTGAAACAGAACCAACAGACACCCTACCTGATGTATTCTTTGAGAACAACTTATCATTCCCAATTGACTCAAGTGGTAATCACCTATCAAATGGTGCATTTGGAGATCAATCGCAAGACATAAGCCTAGGCGTACCGGCAATAATCCAAACAGGGTTCTTTAACTGCTTCGCATTTGGCAATGGTGCCGAGAGCTACAAGATAAGAGACTCAATCATCGGCAGAGACTTTAACCTTGGCAACAGGGTGACAACAGTAGCCGCTCAAGACTATAAAGAGTCAAGGCGCTTTGCTGACATCACCTATAGCGGTGTGTACAACCCTGAGACCAATGTCAATAAGCTTAATGAGTTCAACGGAGCATTGCTCAACTACAAGAACCTTGAGCTGTCATTTGGCACCATATACATCCTTGATGGCAGAGAGACTGACGTGCTAGTCCTACAAGAGGACAAGGTGTCATACGTCCTTGCAGGGAAGAACCTACTATCTGATGCTGCTGCCGGTGGTGCTATCACCTCGGTACCTGAGGTATTGGGTACACAGATAGCGAGAGTCGAGAACTATGGCATAAGCTTCAACCCTGAGAGTTATACAAAGTGGGGCTATGACAAGTTCTTTACTGATGCCAAAAGAGGAGCAGTGATACAGCTTAAAGGCAACTCATACTCTAATGAGCAGCTCGCAGTCATCTCTGATATGAATATGAGGACATGGTTTAGAGATGAGTTTATCTCAAGGTTCAATAACCAAAAGCTCGGAGCATTCGACCCATACATGAACGAGTATGTGCTGACGCTAAACGATAGAGAGATACCAATGGAGGAGGAGTGCATAGGTTGTGGTGTCACTAGAACCTTCACATTTGCTCAAGGCAAGATAACATCTGAGATAAATTTCTGTGTAGACTTTGCAACTAAAATTGGTCCTGTAAATGTGGATTGGTTAGTGCAGACTATTGACGGTGATGCTGACTTTGTTATTGATGTAGAGTATGATGGAACTACTTATACCTCAGGTCTGCAAACGACCTCAGGATACTTTGACTTCTTTAAGATTTATCAATCTCCATCTACAGGAACGGTAACCATTACAGCAACAGGGAATGTTGTGCTTAGTTTAACTGTTGGATGCCCAGTGCCTATACCGATGACATTGATAGAGGTAGTACTCACAGATGACTGCGATGCAGGATTGGCTACATTGAAGCAGTTTAATTATGTCAATGGGCCATTCACCTCACCAATACAGTCGAACTTCTTTATCTTCGCGTCAGGGACAAATAATCCATTGGTGTCATACTACCTTACAACGAGTGGCTTTGAGGGGCAGGGTAGCCTACCACCGGAGGGAGCGCTAATGACATTGCAGATAAATGAGACACCACCATATGTGTCGTATGTATTTGAGCCAGGGCAGAACAAGTTCAGATATCTAAGGTCAACGGTACTATATGGCAATAATGACGTGGATATGCAGGCAATGCTATCATTCTCAAGTATAGCTACCCCTATTGTCAATCCATCTACCGGCATCTATAATGCTGCATTTACAGTGCCTCCAACGGTTGACGGACAGTATCTATACGCTATATGGGACCTGCGCTCATCTATTGGTGTGCAGCTTTGCTATCACCCTACGGCACTTGATGAGGTGTGTTGCAATTGTGAGCCATGTCTAGCTGAGTGCAACTCATATCTATTCCAAAATCCAAAGGAGGCAACTGAGGATGCAATTATAGAGTTTCCTCTTGGCTTATGCGGATCACCTGAGACATACACGGAGACATTGGCACCTAACTCGTCAATAAGCCTATGTATACCAAATGACAAAGAGAATTACACAATTTTACAGGGCAATCCAATCATTTATATGGAGAGCTGTGAATGTGGAGGTTAAAAAATAAATTATGCCAGTACAACAAACATTTTACCTAAACTGCCCAACACTAGCATCAGCAACCACAGTGTTCTTGGACCCAGGGCTTACCGCAGTCGCTCCTGATGGTTACTACTATGACGGAGCTACAGCAAGACAACAAGTGTCAGGGGTATTGCTACCTGCTCAGGCTTGTCCTACTTGCGGCACTGAGTGCAAGGGCACAGTAGAGGCTCCATCGCTACAGGGCATCTATACCATCACATTTGACGCAGGGAATACTCCAACGTCAGTAGGAGCGGTTATAATCACCATAGCTGTCAACAGCACCGTTAATGGCATAAAGGTTGACTATGACTCAGTGGTCTATAATCAACTAAGCTCTCAGGGGTTCGGGCTACTTGCAGGTACACCAAGTACAGCATACACATACATAGGTGATATACCTAATGACTGTATTGTCGTTGGTACTCCTGTGACTCTTGACTTGTATGATTGGGACGAGACTGCCTATATCCCTGTTGGGACATCTAGCA